AAGCGATTGCTGAAGCTATTGACCAATTAGTATACTTGTTGACCTTAAGAAAGAAACTCACATTCCAATTGGATTAGCAAGTTGTTCCCATTTACTTTGCGTTTGCGGTGTAGGAGGATCAAGGACTACTTTACCTTCTTTAACTGTAGCAGGATAGGATTGATTGTTATATTGCACATATATTCTTGCCTCAGTTAAACCAGCAAGGATTAGTTTTGTTGCAGCAGTAGTTTCCGCATTTGAACCTTGTTGAAAGACTTTCAATAAAGCATTTCCTGTCTGTGGATTCATTATCATCTTACGAGTGAACAGAATTGTGAGAGGAACAGCAGCAACTAATCCTCCTCCAACAAGTAAACCTTGGGGAATTTCATCTCTATTTGCCAAAGAATAGAGTCCAGCAGGGATTGTTGCCATTGCAGAACCCGCACGAATATAAAAAGCTGTTTTACCCATTTTAGAAAGTCTTGGGTCAACCGCAGACATTCGCTCTAAAATATGTTTTGTCCTTGCTTTAAATTCAGGCCCCAATGCTACTGTTGCTACTTCATCGTTTTCTCTTAGGTATTTCAAACCTGTTTCAGGATGAAAAAAGCCTGTCTCATCTTGATAGGTATCTTTAAATACCTTTCTAATAAAGTGTTCTCCTAACTCTTCATTTGATCCACTCATCTTAACGAATTCTGTAGCTTGTTCCGCAGTTTTAAGTGCATTATTCAAGACAGTTTCTTTTACTGTACTTTCATCAAGCATTGCATGTCCTGGAGTTCCTTTCTTAAGGTAACGAGAATAGTTAATTTTTGTCAATTGTTTAGCTGTTTCATGCACTGCTTTAAAATGAGGTCCATAACTTGCAATTGAAGTGTTAATATCCTTCCTAATTGCACCATCAAGAAACTTTTCTATTTGATCCCCTAATTTAGATTCCCCCCGTTCTTTTGCCATCGTAGAAAAGGATGCAAGATTATCTCGAAGAAATTTAGCTTCAGCATAGTTGACAATTTGTGCTCCATTAGTATGCGTGAATTTAGCTGAATCAAACATCTCTAAATTCTTCAGTGTTTTTGTAATTTCTCCTTTAAGATCAGCAGGTAAATCTAATGTTTTTGATTGTTTAACAAGGTATGCTTTAAATTGCTCACTCGCTTTAGCAGTAGTTCGTAACCAAATAGGAGCTTCAAATCCAGCTACTTTTTGCATAGGTAACAGATTCTTTTCAAGAAGATCCCAAGCTCGCTTTTCCATTGCTTTATAGGTATTAGAAATTGCAATCGTTTTTCCATAGGATCTTTCCGCAATTTCTTTGCTCTTTCCTTCGGTGATATCTCCTGAAACATCTGCAAGATCATTAATTAACCGATAAATTTGACCTTTAAGATGCGTTTGTTGTCTAAGTTCTGCTTCCCCTTTTGGACGCCCTCCAAACACTTCTTTTAAAAATCCTGGGAGAGGACCTTGTGTAACATCTTGTACATCAAGAGGTAATCCATGACCTTCTTCTAACATCCCTGCCATTTGTTCTTTACTTGCTCTAGTGGGGAATATTTTTGATAAAAGGCTAGGTTCTGCATGACTTAAAAGTTTTGTCATACTCATGTCAAGCAAAGCATTCATACCAGAAGATGCTAAACTTTCAAGCATTGATTTAGGAGGAGTGCCCAGTAGTTGCGGATTAGATCTTTGTAATTGTTGAAAAATTTGATCCATTCCTGTGCCACCTAAAGCTGCTCCTACTAGTGGCCTTCCTCCACGTAATCCAAGTGCGCCCCCACCTACAGTACCTGCATTTACCATTGTTCCTCGAATAATAGGAGAAATATATTTTCGATTAGCTTCTTGACGTATACTTGGATCAATGTTAATAAGATCTTTTAAAGTAGGATTTCTTGCAATTGTAGGATCTTCCCCAGTAAAACGGTCACCTCTAGAGGCAATTACTTCTTCTAAAGTTCTTCCTTCAGGCATTATTGTACCTCCTCAAACAATTTTGTAGCAGGATTGTACTCTTCCCAAACACCTGTTTCAGGATTTTTCATTACAGAAGGTAGAAGAGAAATACCTCCCTGGCTATCTTCAATTAAAATTATTTCTTTATTAGCATCTCGCACGGCAGGAGATACCTGTTCGGGATTTAGTCCTTGCGCAATAGAAAATTCAATTTTTTGAGAAGTTGTAGGAATAAATCCAATTTTTTCTATCCAATAACTATCTCTTACATCCCGATCAAATCTTGTGAGGGTCTCAATACCAAACTTCGGCCCACTAAGAATATTAAAGAAGGATTTTTCAGCACGTGCAATATCTTTAGTGGCTAATGTACCTTTCTCACCTTGCATTCTGGAAACTTTTGGTCCTTTACTTAAAATAGAACCAAGTAAGGCTTTTGCACGACTATTAGGTTTTATTGTATCTATCCAGTTAGAAATACCCAAACGATTCTCTCCCAAAACTTTAAGAAGTAGCTTAGTGTCATTCATCATATTCGCAAAATCAGAAGCTCCTGATCTTATATCAGCAGTAATTTTAAATGGAATATGTACAGAATTGTTTTGATCATGCATTAAAATAAGTTCATCATCTAACTTCGCTTTTTCAGGTAAAAGACCTTTTCTACTCTGATTGTATTTTGCAAGAAGTATTTCAGGCTTAAGAGTTTTAGCTTGTGCTCTCCCTTCGTTGCGTGCGCGAATTTTCTCTAATTCAGTAGGTTGTTTTGCTTTTGCAATTAAACCAGCTTTTGTAGCCTCAGCAGCAGCTCGCTCATCAGAATATTCTGCTTCAATTTCCGCAGTTGTTCTTGCTTTTTTGATAAATTCGTTCATATCTACCATAGAACGAATCAAAGCAAGTTTTTGATTAACATCAAAGGAACCTCTAGCTTTAGCTTCTGAAAGCATTTCCGCAGATTTAGCTGCTTGTTGCATTGCATATTCCGGAGATCTAAAAGAAATCTCCTCAGGCATCCCAAGTTCTTTTTGATAAATTTCTGGAACAGGTGTAGAACCTTGCATTTCTGCAAGAGCTTGGGGATTATCTATACCCGCATTGAGAATAGTTCCAAGAGTATTTTCATAGGTAACAGGACGACGTCCTGTCATTGCTCCTGTAACTAGACTTTCCTCTATTTTAGGAATAAGCCCCATTTTTTGTAAATTTAAAAGAGACTCTCTATATTTTGAAGTAGCTTGAGTTTCTTTGATTAAACGATCTTGTTCTTGCGCAAACTTCTGCTGCTGTAGGTCTATTTGTTGCTGTCTTTGTGCTTGTGCAACTTGCTGTTCTTCCTGCCGTTGTCGCAATTGACGCCCTTGCAGAAAGGCTTGAATTACACTATTAGATATTGAGAGGTCTACAGGCATTTTAGTACCCTCCTGCTTTTTGCCCATAAATATCATCAGAGAACTGTACAGGAGGAATGTGAGGATTGAAAGTTCCTTGATAAACTTGCTGAGAAATTGGGCCTGCCATTGGCAGTGCTTGCGTAGCTGTAGCAGGCCCTTGTTGTCCAGTAGAATTCCCTTCACCAAAGATATTAGGGGCTAGTCCATAGAGCGTCCCTAGTAGCCCTGCAAAGCCACCTAGAGCACTACCAGCCGCGCTACCAGGCTGAGTATACGTTCCAGAAGTTGTTCCTTGTCGGCGTGTCGTGGTAGTACCTGTCTTACGATTACCATAGGGTATCGACCGTGCAAGATTAGTTCCCGCGCCAATGCCAGCTAATTGTTGCTGTCGAGCTAGTATTGGAGCACTTAAATACGCTTGGATAATATCCTGGATACGTTGTTCGTCTGCCCTTGCAACTACACTCGTACCAGCAGGAGAGTAACTAAGTCCTCTTGATGCTAGAGAGTTCTCAGTTCTATTCTTACGTATCCGCCCAGCTTCATTAGCTGCACGAATACTAGAAGTTAAAAACTGGTCCTCAGTAGAACTCTGCATATACTCAGAGAGATTTCCTGTGAGCATAGACAGTAAATTTTGCAATTGAGGACTAAGCTGCGGAGTGTCTGTTAGATCTATGTTAGTAGTATCCAACATGTCCGTGATACTTTCTTGTGTGCCCGTGCGAGCACTTTTTCTACTACCTAGATAATTTCCGCCTGCTGATAGTCCTGCAAGAAGCAAGGGGATTAACGTAGCGAACATAATAACTCCTATTCTAAAGCCCCAAGCCGCGCACTGTGGGCAGCAAGGGTACTTTTAATTACTTCAATAGTTTCGCGTAACTCTTTTTGAACTGCCATCAGTTCTTTGCGTATCACAACATCAGAGCCTGTTACAGATGCCCCGACATTAGTAATACGATAACCTTTGATGTCCCAAATTCGATTACCAATATTTGTAATCTTTTCATCCAAATCGTTGATAGCGACTTGAACATCTTCCAATCTTTGTATGTTATACATAATTAACTCGTACAGAAAGTATTTGTAATGGTTTTCCATTCTTGACAATAGGGAGAGTTTACGTCTTGTTCATCTCCATTGTCTTTATCTTTCCAGTATGTACAATACGCAGAGCCTACTTTTACTTCATGGCAAGTTTCTCCAATACTTTCAGAGGGAAAATCAATTGTATCTACCAAAGTAAAGTAATCCGCGAAATCTATGACTATCTCAGCTGAAGAAGGCTCTAGACGAAGGAATATTGCTGAAGAATAATTATCTTCTAGACCCGGTTTATCCCATTGGCCATATGTAAAAGCATAGGTACCCTCAGACCAGAGTGCTTTTATCAGAAAAACCTTAGTTGAAGAGTACTGACTACGTAATGCCCAAGGAGGATCTAAATTGACATCTAATAACTCAATGGCAGTTTCAAAAGTAGCTCCATTATACGTGCGTGACCAAAAAATCGGCCATTCGCCATACCATTCAGGGTGTCCAGAACTATAAGGAGAACCTCCCCAGCCTACTTCTAATTGGTTAGAATCATTGAGAAGAAAAGTAGGTACTGAATAGTGATAGTATGCATTCTGAGGTGTATCATATCCAAACACAACATGGCGAACTTTAGTAGCTGGCTCTACAGTGTAAGAACTAAACTCATAAACTACATTCTGAAAGTTTCCACTTCCGGTAGGTGTAAGCATCGACTCCGACATTGCTATAAAAATTTTATTACCAAACTCTGTTATAGTCGGCTGCCAAACTTCATCAACCTCAAACTCAACATCAGTTGAAAAATGTTCATATACAATGAAAGTGTATGTTATTGCAGATAAATCTGCTTCTAGATGGACAAAATACCAAGTAGTATCTGAATCATAAGCAGCAGTAGCATAATGGTGATGGAGTATAATTACATCACCATTAGAGTCTACAAAAATATTTTTAACGACTTCTAAGTTAACATCAACTAGACCGAGAGGGTCAATAAGTACATCAGCTTCCCAACTACTCCCATTGTAATAATTACAGTAGCCTAGGTGTCCCGTATACAACTTGTCTATTCCACTATTAGCGTGCTGCGGAGCGCCAAAAGTACCAAAAGAATTTATAATAACATCAACTCTACTCGTGATAAAAGAAAATGTCTCTTCAACAAAGTCAAATTCATAAAAATACTGTGTTAGATTAGGACTTGCCCAGTAAGTACAACAAATAGTAAACCTATCATTAGTTGGATTATAGCAATAGCTACTTAAACTATAAGAAGTATCCTCCCAAACACGCCGCCAGATAGTACTACCCTTATCAAGTACTAACAAATACGGAGTATCATCAGTTACCTGATTGTCTTGAACGAACCAATAAATCTTATCATTGCGCACAAACGCATCATCAGTAGTTCCCAACCAAGTTTCGGTACCTTCCTCGACATCGTACTCGGGGATAGTGATACTATATGTTTCTCGTGCGTCGTAGTAGTATGCCATTACTTTAATTTAACCCATTTAGGATCTGCATGTACTCCACTCTGTACCATTAGTACTTGTAATTCATACCTATGGAAAGGAGTACTAGTAGGCCCAAGTTCAAACCTAAAACTGGTTCCATAGACACCTTTTGGTAACATGATTTCCCAAACATCGTCGGTATTTGGAGTAGTTGGAATGTCTATAGTATGGATACCTGAAGTACCAGTCATGTTAGGTAAAGTAACCTCAGCCTCAGTTTTAATAACTAACTGAATTGCGTTTTCTTCCGTTATTGCCCGAAGACGCAAACGCTGAAGTTTTGCGAGTCTATCTACTTTAAGATTTACTTGGTCAAATTTCTTTGCTACAGGAAGTACCTCTACTCCTTCAGGTTTCTCTAATCCATAAAATTCAAAGGGTGTATTCGTAGTAGCTACTAGCTCTCCACTGTAATCAATGCCAAACACATCTGTACTAAAGTAATGAAAAGTTGTTTGCTTTACTGGAGTATTTAAAGTTGTCGGAGTTTGCGCAACATTGTCTATATAAGGTGTAAAGGTTACATCCTCTCCATTGGTGTTAATCGTCATTGGCATCGTGCGGAGACGTTTTTTAGCTGCATGTCCGTAGTTATTTTCAGGAATTCTAAACTCGCGTAGTCTATCGGGAAGTATCTCTATCGTTTGTGGAACAATATTACCATAAAACTCAAAAGGTGTACTAGCGAGCGAATCAAGACGCCCACCAATGTCAATCCCAATTGTATCAGTAGTAAAGAAATACTCTACTGTCTGCTTTTCACTAGTAGTGTATGTAGCTGTAGGATACCAGGTTTGGTCAATGCGCGGAGTAAATTGGACTGGCTGCCCGCGCGTGTTAATAACAAACTTATAACTTGAGTGCCGCTTTCTATTAGGATTTCAATAATCACTTCCAGGAATGAGCATACTCTTGACAGGAATTGGCAATTTTTCACTTACAATTTCCTCAAAATCTACTCCATAAAATTCAAAAAAACCACAAATTATACCCCCAATATCTGTCCCAACAAACTCATCTTGCATAGGATCAGTCAAAGTTGTAGGATAAAAATAGTGGATATGTGTTAGTTTTGAAGCTGTTTGTACTAATGACGAACTTCCCGCAACTACATTGTCTATCAATGGAAAGAATTCACATTCATGGTCAAGGGTATCAATAACAAAGGGAAAGTTAACAAATCTTTTTCGAGAAGGCGTTCCCAAATTTGTATTGGGTATTCGGATATAAGTAAGTTGTTCTGGTCTGGCATCATATTCAATTGAGAAGTGATATAGTTTAAAGACGGAAAGAGAATCAGCTCTTAAACGAACCGCAAAAGACTTTCCAAGACCAATTGTTTCTGCAATTGAAACAAGTTTTTCTGACTTTCCATCAAAGCGTTGTTCTCCTATTTCATAGAATAAATCCGAGCCATCCTTTGCAATTAGAATCCGCACGGGTTCATTACCACTATCTGCGGTAATCTTAAAGGTAAAAACATCCTTACGATTGCGAGGTTGATTATTATCATCAGCAATAGTTTCAAAAAAGATTCGCTGTCCGACAGCTCCATCCAATAGCGTTCCGGTATCCAATTCTCGCATGTAGCCACCAAAACCAGAGAGTAATCCACCATCCTCTTCAGTAAACAAATATGCGGGATTGTTAAAAACTGTTGTCCAGTATTGCTTAGCAATGTCATAGACAAACAAGATACGTGCATCACCTCCTTCGACCCCTGCAACTAGAGGAACTGAAATCCAGAGCTTTCCTTTAGCAATTGCAATTGGATATACAGCAGTGTCATAAGTATAGATTTTAATTCCAGGCATCTCATAGCGTGTATGACCTTCAAATAACAGCTTAAGATTACCAGAAATATCCCCAATTTCTGAGCCATTAATATACTTTACTCCATCTGCGGCAATAAAATATAGGATACCCTTGCTCTCATCTACCTGTGCTGCAAGAGGTAAAGTATCAATCCCCAGACTATCCACATGAACATTCATAGAACCATCGGGCAAGTATTGTAACTTTCCTCTCAAGATATATATTTCATTCGTAGCCCCTATATAGAATTGGCTAGGGTGAGTCTTAGCTATCCATAAATTCTTTTGTGTTGGATCACCACTAAGTTTAATTGTAGCAGAATTGTCAATAAGACCAGGATCTCGCAAATCAGAAAACAAGACTTCCTTAAAAGTCAAATAAATCGCACGCCCGTTATATTCAGGAATAAAACCTAGGATATCATCGGGATATTCAAGTAATGAAATAAAGTTGGTGCGATAGATTAGATTATCCCCAAGGGCTTCAAGATCAGATGTCTTATCTTCCACTGAAGGAGGAAAAACTCCCCCAACCTGTTCTAATTTAGCAACAAAATAGTAGGCATCAAGTTCAGGACGAGATCCTTCTGGAATAATCTCTGCTTTAGTATAATCCGAACTCCGTCTAAAGATCCAAATCTCATTGATAGATTCATCATCAGTGGGAACTTGAATATCTAGGGTTACATAACCTTTTGAAACAAATACTGATTCTTTTGCAGGAGACATTCCCGATTTGGCAACATATACACCATTGTTGGAGACATTTACTTGAATATAGTCATAGAGTCCATGTAACTTTCCTTCTTCACCCCCTGTAAAACGAACATCTGCAATAGCATTGCCTTGCATAGCAGAGGTAGACTCTACTATAACTTTCATTCCTACAATTGTGCTCCAATTAAAATCGTTATCAACACCTTCACGAATAAACTCCCAACGATTACATTTAAGGGTAGTCCACGCAGATTTACCCATCAAGAAAGGAGAATTACTTCGATTATCCCACTCTTTCCAGTAATAGTTTTTCGTTTCATCTATATCATCGGCAATAAATTCTATCCGTACTCTATTTAACAGTGCTGAATCTTGAATACGAACTGCAATACTAAACCCATCATCTTGTAAATACTCGGAGTTACCTTCCACCCGAGTATCTATTTCACTTGTATTTAGTATTACAGCTTTATACACTGACGGGGTGCCTGATCCTGAATCTGCGGTATCAAATTGTGCGTAGGTAGTACCTACAGTTAAATTTAAGCCTTCATTTTCTACTATAGACCAATCTCCTCCAATCCAAGGATCTTCAAATACCCATTGGACTGGTTGATTAATCGCATTAATAACAGGAGCTTCTGTAGGAGTTTCAGGAGTACAATTGAAGGTCTGTAAAGTGCCATCCTTCAAATATTCGCGCTTTCGTCCTTTTTGTCCCCCTGAGAAAGTGAATATGCATCCAAGAGAAGAACCAAAAGATGCTCTTCCTAAATTCCCTTCTCCAGGGTTAACTACCATAGTTTCAGAAGTGAAATTATCAGAAGAACGGCGAACGGAACCATCAGAAAGAGCTGCATAATACCATTTTGTAGTAAGGACATACTTAGAATAACAAGTGTGGACTGTTCCACCAAAAGCTGTAGTATTGATTCTTTCCGATCCTCGCGTCAGTGATAGTACATTATCCTCATCTAAATGCAGATTATCCATTCGCAGTAAACCACGTGGATCACCGTTAGTCCGATCCTGTGAAGGAATATAACCACGCGCCCAATCTTTTCTTGTGATATCTGCCATTAAAAAACCTTCTTGTAAAGTTCTTGAATGATAATAGGAGGGACACCTTTGTCTGCAAGAGTGAGAGAAAGGTTGTCTAACACTTTTGAAGGACCGTACTCTAGTGCCTTCATGCGATTGGTAACACTCTTTACAGTAGCTACAGTATCAGAATATTGTTTTTTAGTAATACTTTTATTGTTTACAAACGGATAGAGAACATCTTTAATTTTATCTGCCAAATTATCCAAATCCTGATTTAACAACCAGAGAGCTTTCTTAGCCCAAAATTATCCAAATCCTGATTTAACAACCAGAGAGCTTTCTTAGCCCAGATAGAATTATCAAAGTCATAACGTTTATTTCCTAATTGGTGATTTTGTGCTGCAACAAAACCAAGATTATTAGGTTTTTTCATGCTTAGGAGATTGTTAAGTATCGTTGTTTTTGGAGGAGGTATATTCCATTTAGGAGTTATTGATACTCTAGGTTTATCCAAAGCTTGTAAATTTGTATGAGAACTTTCTGTTGCCCTAGTAGAAGATGCTTTCTTTGGGGGCAATGCTTCTACTATACTCTCCTGACTAAATAACTTATCCACTGATTTCTTAATTCCCTTCCTCTTAGCCTTAAACATTGCTAGAGCTTCATCAGTGATAGTAGAAGCATTGCCTTTGCCAATTGTTTCAAAATCTAATTCTCCAGATCCAAAAGTATTACGAATAATAGAATCATAGCCTTTTTTCTTGGCAATGTTGTGCATCAGGAAGTCTTTTACAAGAAAATAAGGATCACCCTGATACGTAGCTTGAGTTCTCTGAAAGTTAAGTGCATCCTTTAGATCTTTCAATTTATTCTTAGATTCTCCAGTTAACTTCGAGAGCCTTTCTATTAAAATATCTACATCTTTAGAAGTAGTAATAGATTTCCACTTATTCAGAGAGGATTGTCCTTTGTAAACGCCTTTTTGTCCACCACTCAAAAAAGAACTTAATTCTCTAAACCCTCGTTCTCCTAAGAGTCTCTCTAGAGTATGTCCTGAATCATCAAAAATCCTTCTTTTATGAAGAACTAGAGGATTTTTTGGCCTTGCCTTCACGATAACTGCTACAGGGCCTCCTTCTACTAAGTTATCAGAAAATTGACTATATATTTCTCCAGATTTTGCAGGTCCAGCTTTAAAATAAGTAGCTTCCCGCCCTCCTCTACTAAAAGGAAAATTTACATCTTCGCGTTGGTATCTTTTTGCCAAAAACTCCATAATATCTGGAATCTCTAACTGATGTGAAAGTTTTTTCAAAGATACTGCGGAACGCTTAGCTAAAGGCAGTACTGAAAGATTAAAAACATCCTGATACTCTTTTATCCCACGCATCAAGGCATCAATGTCAACATTCTTGGCAACGTCTACAGCTGCCCCCATTCCCTTACTTGCCAAAAAACCAGGGATACCTACTTGTGGAGGCATGCTTCTAGTAGCCCCTTCAATTCCTTCCCCCAATGCATCCAAGTTATCGAGAGTTAGATAGCTACGAGGAGATACTATTCCCTTATCAACTAGGAAATTTTTTAACTTCCGTTGCAATCTTACTACATCTATAATCGGCATCTACCAACCCCATGCGCCATCCGAAGGCATTAATGGTTTTGCAGGTTTATTATCACGATGCATTCCAGTAGGCCCAAACTGTAATTGAATGGCTGCTGGAATCTTCATAATAATTTTTCTAAATTGACTTAGTGCCAACTTATGCTTTCGTTCAAAATATGCCGCGGCTATTAAATCCTGTCCCTTACCTTCCCGCTGATAAGCCTTATACATCGCATAGTATTTGCCCATCCGTTCTCTAATAGCTTCCGGTAGCCGATAAGTAGTCCCAGTAGGATCAGCAAGCCGGTATGCGGAAATAATAACACGATTAGCGATATCAGAACCGTATATATTAGTGTCATCAGCAGCTACTGTCTCATTAGGAATTGGATGGAATTTTATTTGTCCATACCCATATTCCCTAGAAAGATAAAATTTTGGCTTGCCTTGGGATGATAGATTCTGAGGTTTCATCCAATTACTCTGTCTAGTATCAGAGTGTTCCCAAGGAAATACTCGCTCACCTTTCCAGGTCACACGTAGTATATTGATTACTCCTGTAGGAAGTGTATACTGCGAAGTTCCTTGTGTTATCGATAGTGAAAATCTATAGAAAATGCAAGGAATCGCCTGCGAGAAATCTACCTCTGAGCGATCTAGCAAATACTGTAAATATTCATCTGAAAAAATCGACATTAAGACACCACTCCTACAACATTTGCCAAAGTCATCAATCGGTCAGGCATACTGCGCTTATTTAAGTTTCGCACGATATCGCCGATCTTTTGCTCATAATCATCATAATAGTTCTTGGCCTTGGTATACTCCAAGTTTTGATCTAACAAAATCGCAGTTGCATAATCTTCCAGAACATTATGAGAACCCTCAGGAATAGTTGGGGTAGTTCCATCAGCTAGGGTGTTTGCAGTTGACGCATAAAATACTAGTAAGCTTCCCGCAGTTGTAGCAGGTTTCTTAACTATCGAAACATATTCTAACCCTATTGGACTGAAAAACATTGGCTCACCAATTAGTGTTTCCCAACGAGGATGCCATTCATTTAATTCCATAATCGAAATAGGCTCCAACCATTTATTAGTTTGGTTGTTCCACATTGCAATAGGACGATAATAGTCACTGAAATAGTCCTGCATCTTATAGTAAGTGAGGTTTCCTACCAGTGAAAGGGTATCAACAGTCTCAATACATTGTGTAAAAAGCGCAATTTCGTTGTAGCCATCTTGAATAGCATCATCTAAATCCGATTTCTCCCAATGCACCATGCCTGTGTCATAGAGATTTCCTCGCACCTTATCTAGTATTTCGATTTTAGTCATCGGATATCATTCAGATGCCTGCGAATATAGAGGACATCGCCTCCAAAATCTGTTGCTACTAATGAATCATCCCAATTATTTAAATCATCAGCCAAATCTTGGACTCCAACAGTTTGTAATAAGGTAGAAATTGCATCAGTCATTGTCATCGAATCAGCTAATGCACTAGTATGTGATCCTGTAGTTAAAGCGAGATCAGTTAACGTAAAACTCTCTGACAATGCAAGATAAGTGTTCAGTTGTAATGCGAGAGAGTCTTGAAAAACCATACTTTCTGCTAGATTAGTATCTCCGTATAAAGTAATTTCAAGTGTATCTGTAAGAGTATAGAATATACTATCATAGCAATCCTGTACTATATGTACGTCAGGGCTATCTTCTAAGATAACCTCTATCTCATCATCTGTAAATGCAAATAAAGAATCTAAGTCAATTGTATAATGGACATCAGCTCCCAAAAGAAATACTTCTAAACCGTCCTGCCAAGATTGTTTCCAACTATGTGGATTTCCTTTTCCAGGAATCGTATTTAGATCTTCTTCAAGATCTTGCACAAGATCTTCAGCTATCTCAAACATAGTATAACTAGTCGTGTCCGACCAAGCATCAAGTGTATCAGCTACATCTTGCGTTAATAATGTAGCTAAATTAGTTTCAAGTAAATCAGACCAGTTATTGAGAGTTTCCGTTAAGTTTTCTTCTAAATCAGACAAAGGTATTACAGCAATTATAACACCTTGCTGTGAAACTCTTACAGCCATTATACGACCTCATAACCTACTTGAACTGTTGCAAAATCCGTGTTATCTATTGCAAAACAATCTTGAACTATACCATAAGAAGAATCTAAAGCCGTCTCATCTCCATCAGATTCTTCATCGTCAATTTTTACAACCGTTTTCACTGATGCAGCAGCTGTTTGATATTTTGCAGTGGTTAAAACTTGCATCCCAATAATATTTCCTGATAATGAAGCAGCCCCCATATTAAATAGATCTTTGTGACCACTAGTACTACTCTCATTGTAAGTAGTATCATCATCACAGGGATTTTCGTCTATGTTCTCATAGTTACTGCCTGCTGAGGGTGTAAATTGTGTGCTATCTCCGGCAGTTTGACCTTGTATCCATTCCAAGTCCATCTCACCTTGAAAACCCGTCCAACCGTCTCCAGTGTCATTACTGTTACAAATATAGATATCTGTATAAAGGTCCATCCAATCATTTGAAAAGTAAACACGATTTATATTATTATTTCCCCCGTTTTGTGTATCTACTCCTGATGCAGAACCTCTATTCACTCCATCTAAACGAACTTCATAAGCTCCGTCAGCATTACCTATTTTCATCATTATTTCAAGGTAATACCAAGTATTATAATCTATTTGAGTAGAGTCTGTCCAAAGAGAAGTAGATCCTCCCCGTTTCAATTGAAGGTATTTATCTGTATCAAGTCTAAGTTCCATATGATAAGTAATAGTATCATCATAGAATTTTAGAATTGACCGTTCATGGGAGGTAAATTTATAACGCATCCCAACATAGATAGTTTGATCCACCTCAAAAGTTTCTGGACGTAATAGAATAGGTGTTCTTCCACAATCTTGTCCATCAGGGCCTCCACCTTCAATAAGTGTCCAATTTGGTGAACCTACATATCTTGAGTTTATATCAGTTTCATTTCCCCAAGCAAAGTTTTCTAGAAACAATAATGACATGTTAACTCCCTGTTTTTGTAGCATTAATTAGCATATTATAACCTTCCTTTTCAATTGTAATTTCTTTAAATCCCAGCGCTTTCAAATGTGCATTAATGATTGAAGGAGTAAAACCAACTTTATGATAGTCAAAATCATTAGTTTGACCTCCATAGATCACATTATATGCATCTGGTTGCGTGAGAATAATCTTATTTGTATCAAAATTATCCAATGCCCATTCCAGATTTGGGAGAATCAAGTGCAAGCGTCCATCTATTTTAAGAACTCTAATCCATTCTCGCAATACAGTTTCCCATTCCCCCCGCGAGAAATGTTCAAGCACGTGACTGGAAAATACTATATCGAACTCTTCATTGGCAAACGGTAATGAATGCAAGTCACATCTATAATCTGGATTACACTCTTCTCTAATATCTACTCGCACCAAGTTATAATCTTTAAAATCTGTAGACCTATCAATCTCTCCACAACCAAGATCTACAATTTTCTTAGTTTTAGTTCCATCAATAGGCTGTCCTGTTACTGGAGGGCAATCTGTGGGCAAGTTATACTCGCGTCCTTCATATACATCCAAGTGCCCACAAAGCAATGAACAATCTGCATAAACTTTCCAATCAGTTTCTTCAACAACTTTCTTACAGAAATATAGATCTTCAGTCCATTGATCAGCTTTGTTAATGCCCTCATCGAATGTATCTTCCTCAACAGTTTTAAACCAGGGTTCTTTGATGTCTTTTAGAATATCAAGACGAATTAAAGTACAGTCCATCCCAATACCAGTTACATCAAGAAACTCCCCAATCTTCCAATTCCAGTAGCTTCCACGCCCATTTCCCTTGAATATCAACGGGGCTGCAGGATCAGTTTTACTACAATAAATCCCTCCTACTACCCCACAGTCTTTCACAGTTTCCATGCGAAAAATTAATTGCTTCAAAGTATTGAGCGAATGAGGAACTACATCGTCTCCCCAAAAGAAAAGGTATTTGCAGCCTTTTTCTAGTGCAGCTTTGCACGCAGCATTTCGAGCTTCAGCTATTGGCTTATTCTCAATAATAAAATGTTCAGTGTTAAAGTTGATTGGAGGATTTATAGATTTAAAGTGTACAGCCCATTTTAGTGGGACAGGCCGACCTAATGTCGGAATTACAATCATAATTCCAGGTCCAGTTGTAACTTTGCGCTTCATTTTTATTTTTTAATCTCCTTAAATTTATCTCTTTTTTTAGGTGTAAACAATCTTATATAATCTTCTGAAGGAAGTTCCTTAACTTGTTTCTTCACCTGGTCATAATCTTTCTTCAAAAGCTTTTTTAAGTCATCATCCATTTCTTCATAGTTCTGTTCTTGCATAAGTTATATTCTCCAGTCTTCAAGTAATTTATTTTTTACCTTTCTCTATATACTTTTCCGTAGCCATTACAGCTTGTTTCCAGAATTCTTGATCTTCTTCAGTTAAATCCTCGAAAGCTGGTAATTTCTCTACAGTGTACGCTCGATATACACCATATGCAACATAGGCTAAAGTGTATGCTTTTAAATCCATCGAAGTCCTTTCTAATTTGAAACAGTAAACCTAACAGTCAAAGTATTGCTAGTAGTCTTGTCAAGAGTAGTAAAGATCGCATGATTAAAAAGTGTCCCTGCAGCACTACTATTAAACAGACCAGCTTCTCCAAGAGTTGTGTTACCTTCATTAGTTGCAAAATTAACCTCTGCTCTCCAACTCGGAGGATTAGAAGTTAAATTTGATGTAGTAAAAGTTCCTATTGCTTTACGCGTTGTTTCACTCCCCAGTGCAGTGTCACTAGTCGCCGCAGCTGTAGTATCAGTCCCCACAGCAAGATGCGAGATTGCGCGGTCAGTGTCTATTTCACTAGAAGCGATTTGCTCTAGTACAAACACACGGCCATTAGTAACAACTACATTATGGATAGAGCGCTTATCTACAAGATTACCTTTGAGATCCCTCAAGAACAATTCTAAATGCCCTCGAAGTTTAATCTGCTCTTGCACTTCCATCATTGCCTCCAAAAATTTCGTCGTTAATCACTTGCTCTCTAGTTAACAGCGCATTACTTTTCCGCGCAATTACCAGAGTATTGAACACTTGTTTGTGTTCCGGTCTAGTTGTAACAACATCAAATTTTAGGGCATTCAGTAATTGTACAAAATACCTAGTATCCATCAGCGATACATGATAATCAAAAGGACTCAATTGCCTTCCATAAATTGTTGCTTTCCAGAAATATCTATTCCCATTTTTATTATCAATATAGTTTTGGGCTACCTTAATAAATTCGGGATAAGAAACTACTAAAATTCCATTATCCTTTAGAACTCTCCTAATTTCATTAAGCACTTTGATCTGAATTTCATTGTTAAGATGCTCAATAGTATGTAATAGATATACAACATCTATACTATTTTTATCAAAAGGAAATGGAATTTTAGTTATATCATGAAGAACATCAGGATTCATCTTTGGATCGATGTCTACATTAATAAATTCTGTATCTTCGCTGCTTTCAAATTTTGTCAATCCGCAGCCGAGATTCAAGGCTTTCAAGGTTGATTTTATTTTCATCTAAATACTTCTCCGAACGATCTTTGCGGTTGCCTTCTTCAGATTCTTCAGGTTTAGTATCCAATGCTTCCATGTAAGTTTTCATAGGTTCAATATTAGATTTTTCTATAAACTCAACACCTAACTTATGCGCAGTTTGTACTGCTGGATCTACATAAATCTTTGTTCCAGGCACTTCTGCAATAGCTTTCTGACAAAAGTAAATATCCTCAGTGTGATTCGCACCTGTTATACAGTATGGTGAAGACATCTTGCGAATTAAATCTATTTTAATAAGTACACAGGAAAATCCGACTGCATCACATTCTATAAGACCATCGTCTTGCACATGGCTAGTGTAATCATCCAAGTAATCCATGCCTTCGCTTTCCGGTTTATTACGAAAGATCATAGGATGAAATGGATAACCACGAATATAGGTAACACCCGCTACGATATCTTTGTCATGTGATGCAAGTCGGAAAAACGCATCACGGGGAACTTGTACATCATCGTCCACAAAGAAAAGCCAATCACATTCATTATCTAGCGCAGTCTTGACCGCCATATTTCTCATGCGATCAATAGACATCCGGAAAGGGTGAAACAGTATTACGTCATCTTCCTGTTTCAGTCCCTTTCCTAGTCTATAATATAGTTGGGCATGGTTACTATAGACAAAATTGTCTATCAAAGTTAAAGTATTAATTGCAAGAAGTACTTTCATTTTTAGAGAATCCTTACGAAAACCTTCGCCTGTCCAGTAGAGTACGTCAGTGTTAATGATGTTGCAGTTGCTACACCTACCGCAGATGCTACAGCTTCTCCAACAACAAAGCGAGGTTCAGAGAGAGTAACAGCTGTATTAGTAGCTACTGTCTCCGCCTGCAAATCAAGTGCATCCATTACAGTTTCGATGGACAAAACCTGCCCAATAGTTAAAGCTGCAACGGTTGAGAAAGAGTCAGAAGTAGCAGCGCGGGTACGAACAATATACGTCGCGTCGATAAATCCATACTTTCTTACAGTACCAATACTACCCGCAGTGATAGAATCAGCTACAATTCCTGCTGGAAAAAGTCGCGAGAGAGTTGCGGAACCGCTAGAAGGAAGTTCAACAGAAAGTCCATCTTTAGTTCCATCTACGTTCATAGTAACTGGAGTTCCAGCAACTAAGGTAGATGATTCCGAATTTTTAACGAAATCATCAATAAAAGGGGCTTTATCCCCCAGAGTTTGAAATTTCATCTGTTTTTACCTCCTTTCTATGTCAGAGACCGAGCAATTTTGCCAATAACACCCTGCTTCCGCCGATTAAACATAGTAGTTTGACCCATCCACAAAATATGTGCCAATCTACTATCACCCTTCGGGGGTTTCTGGAATTCGGTGCGAGCAAAATTAGTATCCTCTTCATAAGTTACATCAAAGAACTTAGTATTGAGGAAAGCTGCTGTTCCATAAGTAGCTGTGGATTCGACACCAGTATACACATCAGGAATATACTGATCCCAAATAACACGTGCTTTTCGGAACATGAGATTATCAAAAGGATAATTTCCATCTCGCTTGAGATTTTCGCGATACCGTTGATAGTATGCAAAATTCAGTAAGCGTTTAGAAGTCTCATCCATAAAGATAAGGTTAGGTTCTCCTCCGGGTCCACGGGAGCAAAGATCATACATTGTATCCATTTCCAAAAGGAAAGCATCATAAGTAGTTGCAGCAGATTCATCAGTATGATTTCTCCACCAAGTGTAAGTACTTTGGTTCAAATTACCTACTACTAGACTAGCAGTAGGATCATAAGCAACCAAACGGAAGAGAGGGTTAACAAACGAAGATCCATTAACAGTAGAAGTATAAGGATCAGTTAGACTGGTCCCACCTCCAGCAATGGAACCAAGCAAAAAGTTTCTATTGAAACTTTCAATAGCTCCCATCTCTGCTTGTTTAATCTTCGCTTCCACAAGGTTCTCCAACCGATGTTTATTTTGTTTGAGTTCCTTTCCACTATATGTAATTGGAACTCCACCTTGTCGCCACTCATAGTTTACTTGAGTGATTCCATCGGAAGGAGTATCAGAAAGCTCATCATAACCATCATAAGAGTCAAAATCACCCAACTCATACATCAGGTCTTTAGTAATGAGCAATCCACCACTTTGGGAGGTCCACGCACCAGCTTTTTTCAGCTCATAATAAAAGGGGTTAGACGAAGAAATTGCATCGACCATTCCTGGTCGGTAGGCTTCAAGTGTAGTTGATACTAGAGCATCAAAATATTTGGTTAAAGATGCGGGCGCTCCAGAATTACCAACTGAGGTTGCCATTAATCATCCTTTGTGTTCTTAATTGTTTGTTTAGCATAAGCAACTGCTTCTTTTATACTAAAATGTTTATTGCCAGAAGGCTTTGGCATTTCATTGCCTCGACCAGAATTTTTCACGTCAGCTTCTTCAAGATTCCTCTTTGATCGTTTATTCCGCTTACTTTCTACTGACTCTGAGATAGATCCTTTTCCAGCGGACGCCATATTATGGAGATCATTAAAATACTGGATATAGTCTTTATTCTCAGGTGGCGGATAGTCGTATGCCAAAGATTTCATCCCTTTAAAGAATCGACGTGCTTGCGGATTTTCTTTAAAGAATTGCTGTTCTGCTGCTTTCAATGAAAGTTTGCGAGTATTATTCTGAAGTTCCTCTACTCGATTTTCAGCCCTTTCCTCGATAGCTTGTAGTCGCTTAGCAAGTACTGGACCAATTTGATCTGCTAAAAACTTCCAGTCAGGCCCAAGAGCTTCTGCAAGTTCTTCTTGTATAGTCCCGGGAGCCTTCGTTTCTTGTTGCTGCCCTGGCTGAACTAATTTCAATCCAGCCTGCTGTGCAAGTTGTTGAATAACCATGTGTGAGGTATTCGGATCTTGCAATGCTTCTAGTAACTGTATTCCTTGCTTTGCACGAAGTTCTTGTTCAGAATCTCCAATTGTCTTTTCTTCACTTGGAATATTCTCTACTGGTGTACTTTCTCCCGAAGTAGTTTCTTCTTTAGGAGTAGTAAAGTTCTCTTCTGTAGTTGTAATTGTTTTCTCTTCTTCAGCCATTTATTGGTACTCCTTGTCCTTGTATTTGGTTGCGTATCTGCTCCTGATCTGGAGGAGTCATTTGCGCTAATTGTTGCTGACTTCCTGGTCCACCAGAGGGTCCAGCAATAGACCCTTGCAATTGTCCCATTAACCCTACCATTTGAAGTTGAGCTATTTGCTGGAACTCTTGCAAAATCTTTTCATTGTGATAACCTGTTTTATAAGCCAGTTCTCTAATCAAAGTAGGTGAAAGACCAAACTGAGGAAATTGATTTAATAATGTTAAAAACTCTATCATTGCATTTTTCTCTTCATCAGCAGCTATGATAGAAATAGAAGACACTTGCACTAATAAACTATAATCATAGCGACTATCTCCTAGATCTATGAGAGGATCTATTTCTCGTACCTTCGGCTGAGGATCAAAATTATCTAACAATTCTCCTTCACCCGAGGGGCTTTGCACAGAAAGTAGATTTACTAATTTGGATTGGTGTAACGTAATTAACTTTTTACCAACCCTTTGAATAAAATCTGCTACCTGTTCACGTTCCTTGCTTTCTCGCACACGCGCACGTTCATTCGTAAGAGCTGCTTGCGTAGCGGTAGTTCTATCAGACTCCCCTCGCATCTCAGAAGTTGTTCCTGTAATACGATTAAAGTCATCAAGAGTTACTTGCATAGAAATATTTGCTGAAGAACCCAAGTTAGCATTGTCTACAGGTTGAATAGGAGTGTCTCTACTAGCAAAGAGTACTGTACCATCTTCCCCATTTAACAAAGCGTTTTGAATTTCTTCTTGTGTCTGGTCATCAAAAGCCATCTTATTAGCGGTGTAAATTCGCTTAAATCGCCTTCGATGATTGCGATGCGCATTTCTAACTTCATTGATTTCATTTTGAGGAGATAACCAATTAAAAGTTACTGGAAGTGGGTAATAACCTTTATCCTTCTTCCTTCGCTGAAATCTCAAATCTTCAAAAGGAAATATATCGTAAGGCTTGTCATAGAAAAGAACTTCACCACTAAAACAATACTTACGCTGTGCTCTAGTATCCCAGATCTTCCAGACTTTAACCAAATCTAGTGAGGAGGCTTGATCTAGCCTGTCTTTTTCTTCCCGCGAAGTTTCATCCATAGACGTTTCAAGGGATGCCTTTTGCCGGAGTTCTTCTTTATTTTTGATCCCGGGAATTGCGAGGATATCTTCGATTCTGAGGTAGTCGTAGTATCCGCACCAATCGCACTGCCATAGTTCCGCCGCATCATTCGCCGAAACCCTAAAACGTGAAGCAGGGATGTTAGTGACATAAATTCTCTCCTGTTCTGGAATTAATTCAGGTTCAGTTCTTTTTACCCGTTGCCTTCGTTTATCAACTCCCGGGATATAGTCGGAACTTACCTTCGGTGCGCGAATCTTTGGATTATTTATCCAAGTAGCATCATAGCCACTTTCGATAATACCAAACCTAGACCAAGAATCACTGATAGCCGATATGATTTCTTGATGGAAGTTGTTTCTTTCGTCCAAGACATAGGTGTTAATGGTATCCTCAATATTTTGCCCGATTGCATAAGATTCTTCTCCTAATTCAGTCACTGACTTGGGAGAAGGTTTAAGATGATATATCGGTTTGGTGAATCGAAGCGATGGAGTTTTCACTTCGAGCGTTGCGTAAAACAAATTTAGAATATACGCATCAACATTATCAGCAAGCTGGAAACCCTCTTCATATTCTTCGAGATCCTTTACTTTAAACTTTTTCTCCCATGCACGCATGAATTCATCAGCTTCACGGATCTTCTCAGCCCAAACTTGTGCAAGATCTTTATCAGCCATTATCTTAATGTCGCCCTAGGGATGAATCCCATTCTATTGTAAGCCCCTGCGTTTTTCAGTGCTTTTAGTCTAATCCTCTCAGCATGAAAACTCCTGGGAGGTGCGACTTTTCTTATTTCACCTTTAAATCCTGCATGGGAAGCAACATAGTAACGCATTGCATCATAGGCATGGTCATCAATACCCTTTTGCCGTTCTTCCCCGTAAACATCTCTACCATTCAAGGAACCTAACTTTACTCGTCGTTGTGACCGTAACTCTATAATAGTTTTCGCACAACCTTGGGGATACTCTGGCGTGCGCTCCACAAAGTAAAGACGCGGTGCAGGACTTTCTCCTGTGATAGGATGCTTTAAATTCTCATCTAATTTCAAATACTCATTAATCCGATTTCTGGTTGCAAGTTCATTGTTATCCCCTGCAATAAAAGGAATTGAAGGTGCTCCTAGAGAGGTATCTGTATATTCATCAGCAACACTCCAGAAACCTCCTCTAGATTTTTGCTCTACTTTAAAGATAGCGGGATCTGCCACGGAGTAACTATAGGACTCGTCCCCAGACAGATCCGTTATGTTTTGTCGATGCTTAGAAATTGGGAGGTCAGGTTCATAGTATTCGCGATAACAAAAATACTGACCTTGGTAAGATGCCCACCAAAGGCAACAACTAGGCGAAGTGTCTCCGTGATCAAAACTTCGCACCAAAACTGCTTTCTTTTTGAGATTTTCTATCCACGCTTGCGAAGGCTGGATAATAGACTCGGATAATACTTTATGGACTGTAGCTTGAGAAATTCCCCAGAGTCCCTTGACAAATCTATTTACCCAGGAAGGATCACGGGAAAGCATTACTTTTACCGTCTCCGCAGGTAAATGCGGATTTTCCAGCGTAGAGACTTCAAAGTATTGATATTCAGGATAGTGATTACGATGCTCTAATGATTCGGGATGATACTTGCGCCAAATCCAATGAGTCTCATCCTCAGGATTGCAAGTAAGCATCAAATATGCGGGTATGCGAAACCTTCCTAATTCATTAGTAGGCCAATCAGGATTTATTCGCAGCAAATCTTTGCCAGGTCGTGCAATATCCCAGCGACCTAGTCTAGTATCTAATACATCTACTATTCCCTCACTAAGTTCTTCGGCTTGATCTAGGCACGCACCATTTAATTCAATGCCGCGCAGCATATCTTCATCAAAGTCATCCAAGTGAACGAATAGTATTTCAGAGCCATTTATTAGTCGGCAATAGCCATCAATATCTGATCTACGACCCCCTAGTTTTGGATCATATAATTCAGTTGGACAGATTTTATAAAATGTCTTCATGGTAGTTTCCTTGAGAGTTTTATAACGATACCGTCCAAATAAAAACTTATATTGATCGAATTGAGTTAAAAGTGTAATGGCTTTGTTACACATTACATATGTCTTACCAGAACCAAAGCCCCCACAAATACAAGTATGCCTACCTGTGGACTCATAAAAGTTTCGAGTAGGCTTATTAATAAAATTGATTGGAATGTTCATTAAATACTTTGGTTTACAATAATTGTATCAACATACTTATTTTTTCACAATCTATGAAAGTAACAGCATACTTATCAATTATTTCCATTAGTAGAAGTCTCCCTCAAATCTCGGTCCATAATCAACACTTGAATCTATCTCATAGGTACAAAAGTTACATTGAGAAATTGTTGTACAGTAACTCAGAGAGGTTGCATCCAAAACAGGATCAACTTTCTCCATTAATGGCTTCAAGTTGATTCTGTCCCTTCTTGTATGTTTCTCTTCTTTGATACGTTTAGTTGACTCACTTTGTATAATTTCTAGTTTCATTTTAATCTCCTTACAATGACTTCTTTTGAGTATTTGTCAATTCCAATCATTTGAAATGATCCCTCATGGGTTTGAGAGTACTCCAAAAGAGTTTTCTCATCTGGAAATTTCATAATACCTGGATTATCAGTACTTTCCCAAATCCAAGTTCCTTTATCTGCACTCCAGAAGTCGAAGGAATATTTGTCAATAACTTCTAGTTTCACTTTAATCTCTCTAACCAAGTTTTAAGGTACTTCTTATACTTCTTTTGTTTTGCAAGTTGCATGTAAAAACATTCCATCTGTAAACGAAATAGGTCCAATAACAGTCCCTCACTGCATTGATTTACAGCTTTGAGAGTCATTGGACCTATTATTCCGTCGGTTCTAACTCCTACAATTCGCTGTAATAGCTGAATTGCTCTATTAGTACCAACATTTACAGCACAGATAAAGATAAGCTGTGCAAGATTTTCATGTCTGATGTTGTCTAACTTAAGCTTGTTCCAAAAGTAAACTCGGTAAAGTTCTTTGGCTTCTTTCTTTGTTAGATCTATCGGTTTAACTGGGTAATTGATTGTATCCAAAAACCTCTCAGTGATTCCAAAATTAACTGATCCCGCAGTACTATCTTTTTGCGCATAACCACCCTCCAACTTGAATAGTCTAGTTACTGCAGAATCAAAATCTATCACTTTTGTGAACTTCCAATCGCTTCGATAATCTTAACCTTGATTGCATCTTCAATGGCTGGATCGTTAATAATTTCCTTAACAAAAGCAGCCTGCTCGTCAATATTCCACTGACGATCAATTGCAAGATCACCATGACGAACTGCCTGTTTACCAACCATATTAGAAGTTTCAACAGCATTTTGCAAAGCCTGAACAGAAATATTATCGAGTTTCTCGGCTAGATCACTACGCCTGTGAATCCCATTCATTTCCGCTTCGCGCGTTAGGTCGAATGTGAGTTTATCGTTACTAAACAGAATTCCTTGATGGTCCGCGCTCGCTACATTGTAACGTTCACCCGTCCCAACATCATCATTAGAGGTATAGGAAGTATGCGTTTGACCTAAATCTTGTCCAATATTCCTACCCACATTACTTGAATCAGTTGCACCTTTATTCTTATTGTCCATTAACCAATACTCCTATTAGTTGCAGAGTCATAAGCCATTGTAACTGGCTGCCCATCAGGATTTCTGTTAATCCCAATTTTTGCAAGAATAGCCTGAAGTATTGCAACAACTGCTACAATAATTCCTTTCCATTCATCAGGGACAATACCAGCAAAAGCATTCCCAAGTTGTACTACAATTGCAAGAACTTGTAGTACGATATTCAAAGTTCCAGACACTTTACCTCCTGTTAATTGTTTTACTAACTTCTTCACTCCAAAAACTTTCAAAAATAGCCAAAAAATAATTTTTTTCATTCCACTGGCGTCCAATCTTCAGGTAGTGGAGTTACTGCAAGAATCACAAGATCTCCATTTTCATCATATACTACTAGTAAGAGATGTCTAATAGAAACTAATGATGTAGCTAATGCTCCAATAATAGCTATTTGTACTTTAGAAAAATCATAGAACCATGCTACTCATCTTGATGCAGAACCACCCTCTACTACTGATATCCCCAAACACTGATACAACGTAGGGATTACTATAATAGAGTTTATTTTTTAATTTCAACTGAGTCATCAATTCTTACTTCAATGCTAAAGAGAATGTTAGTTAACTATTTGGTTGCTACTCCTGAAGTTTTTTGATTTCCGTAGTAGCTCCTACAGGTGTAGGCGGACTAGTCGAAGGAGTTTCTGATACAGAAATTTCCTCTACTACCGTCCCTGGCTGTAACATACGCTTATCTCGCAACGGTTTCTCTAGATCTAGGAAAAAAGGTCTAACAGAAATGAATGTAATTCCATGTTTATTACAATATTCAATACATTTCTGTTTAACTGTTTTTAAATCTGGTCCTCGCACAAAGTCTTCCACAGGACGAAAACGAGGTCTATAATGAAATACAAAAATTTCATTATCAGGCGCTTTTTGCAGTGTTGGAATTGTCATTTGGTTCCTTTATAGTATCGTAGATTTCAAATAAAAATTTGAATTGTTTTTCGGTAAGAACATAATGTTTGCCTTGTAAATCAAAATGATACTCGGTGCCTTTCAAAGTTATATCTAAAGCAAATGGTTTAAAGTAACATCTATATATCATTGCGGGAGGGACCAGAGGCAACTTTGTATATTGTCACCTAATAGGAGAAAATTAAACAATTTGCTGCTTGGTCCCATATCATCTTTCGGGATTCAAAATATTAAGAACTTTCGCATCATCAGACTGAATTACTAGATTAATTGCAGTCCCTTGATTTTCTGCATCTTTTAAAACTCCATGCATTTGTAAAAAAGTTTTGCCAATATCATGGATAGTTTTGTCTTGCTCTGATGTCTGAAAAACTTGTACTAAACGCTCAGTTACATCGGAAACACTCGCACCATTCTCATTAAGAATTTCACGCACCTCTGTTGGAGATACTAGATCAGGAAAATTCTCCTCCAGTTTATTTGCTATCCGATCTATTCCTACTTTTCGATTTTCTCGCAGCTTGTTTTTGACTCTAGGCATAAAGGAGAGTTCTCTAATCGCTTTCGCGCATAGTTGTAATCAAAAATATCAAGATCTGGAAGTATGTTTTTCGCTGTGAAGTTCAAAACATCGCTTCCTAATCTCTCTAATGTCTGCTTTAACATGAGTGACTCTTTCTGTGAGGTTATCATACTCTATCTCTAGTTGTACTACCTTGTCATGAAAAATTTTATGGTTCTTAATAAACGCCTCAACATTACGAAGTCGCTGAAATGCAGCTCCTGTTAAAAATATAATTGAAATTAACGCTACAACATCGAAAAATTGGAGAATGTCTTTTATTATCTCGCTGGACATAGTAGAGACTAGTTGTGTCCGAAAAGGTACTTCTCCACTTTGGCCTATTATACCACGCATCGCCAAAATTTCGAGCATGTTTAAGCCGAGCCTTTTCAGCAGTTTACCCGGCTGCGGTGCGCCGCGCTACGAGGATAAAATAATAAAATAATAAAATATCAAAATTATTTAAAAAAAAATAATAAATTATAAATAATTTAAGAATAAAATAAAGATAAATTGTACGAGAGAGGCCCTTAAGACTATAATTAGACTCTGAAGGTACCTGTTGGGGAGTACCGGGTACTAATAGCTTAAGACTTCTTTAACTTAAACTCTTTTTCTCTTAAGACCTTAAAAGCTCTTACTCTTTTCCTCGCACTAGTTACAGAGTTTAAACTCTCAAGTATTTCATACCTTAAACTCTCTATACCTTAAGCTATTAATACTCTTTTGCATGTGTTTTACAACAAAGCTTGTTACGGGTATCAAGATATTAAACTCTCAAAAGCTGCTAGTATGCGCAAGAGATCTAGTAGACGAATGGTAGTTAGTCAACGTTTACTAATGACTATACGAGACTCATAAGCAAGTCTATAGCCAAACTCACTATACAGAGACAGTGGATACTTAATACCTTTTTGCAGTGAGAATGCCTTAGAACGCATCTATGCATGTTTAAACGGCATCACCGTTTTTGCTCTGCGAGATAGTTCCACGTAGTTTCCCTAAGATTACCTAAGATTATTCTGTAGTAGATAAAATACAACTGATATTTAAAGTTTCAGATCAATTATTCTGTAGAGTATACCTCTCCTACCATAGTTCAAACATATAGGAACAATCTTAGGCGTATCATCTACCTATTATGATACCCTGGAAGTGGAGGATCTTATGAAATGCAATCTTGATCATGCACACCATCTGACTACTAGCTCCCAAACGCAGTACTCCGATAAACACACATTCGAGATCTGCGTTTCTCTACACTAGATTCTATATGGAGGCCACGTATGCGATTTACTCAAGCTCACAAAATAAAAGT